CATCTGCTAAGTTATAAATATTTAATTCGCTACTTTGAAATAATCCCAAAGAAGGCTCTAATCCATAACAAATGATAGAACGCGCAATCATTCCACGCACAATTGCGTATCCGTAATTTAACGCTGAGTTAATGATATGATCATCACCTCTGGAAAATCCCAAACCATATAACCTGCGAAAATAAAAAGCTGCTGCCTTTGCTTCAACATTTGTTTTATCACCGGATTGTACCTGTTTTGACATTTTTAAAAGCTCTTCGGCACCCTCTAAATTTAAGAATCTAAGACAGGCTGATTGATTTTCAATTTTCCTGATCACAATCTGCTGCCAAAGCCTTTTTTGTTTTGGCTTTCCAAGATTCATCTGGCATTTTAACAGTTTAAAATGACGGCTATGGCGTACCATAGGGAGAAGCACTGCATTTGGCAAATGCTTCTCATCGCAAACATACACTGCAATCCCCATTTCCGCCATCTTCTGCAGAAAATAACTGGATAGCGTCACCGCCTGACTTTCTATCAGAATACTGTTAATATCCTCTAAAGGAATCTGTACCTCACCAGACGAACCTATGAAAAGCTGACGATTCTTAATGCTAAGTTGCTGGGAGGTTTCGATTTTAATATTCCGATATCCCATTTAATGAAATCCTCTTCTCTTTTCCTGACGAACTTCCGTTATATTTCCAAGAACATCCACCTGATATTTCTTTAGTTCTTGTAGAGATTGAATCCCAAAACTTCCAAACTCATATTGATTATCATGACAATATATATTTATTTTTACTTTTTCACGCTTATTTTTAATTATACCACCTCCCCTCATTAATCTCCACCAGAATAATCAGTATTATCAAGGCTTTCGAGCCTTTCCCACCTCCCCAAACTCATCCTTAAACTTCCACTTTATCTCCACCCTGTCCTTTGCATACACAACAATCTCCTCCACAAAAGCATCCACCATTTCCCTGTTAAGGCCTGTCAGTTTCAACTGCCCTTCCAACATCTCCAGACCTGCCACTTCTGGCACATCCACATCTGCCATCTTACTGACTGCCGTCTTCTGTTTTTCGATATTCTCCCGCATACATGCCAACACGTGCTCATATGTCTTGCGCTGTTCCAGATATGTTTCTTTATCTGTCATTTCCAGCTTGTAGCTTTCATAAGCTTCACGCAAATCCTTTTCAATTAGTTCACGGCTATGCTCCATATCTGAAAGATGCTTCTCTGCCTGCTTTAATCGCTCTGCCTGCTTCGCCCGTTGCATATCCACAACCTTTCTGGAATCTACCAGTACATCAATCATCATCTGAAGTGCTTTCTTCACAATGCTTTCTATATCGGCATCCAGCACACTGATATTGCATTTTCCATCCGATTTATCCAGATAATGATTTGCACAATAATACTTCGGTCGTCCGGCATAAGTATGGGACAGGCGATGCCCACAGTTACCACAGATCATTTTACCAGTCAGGCAATGTGTTTCATGCTTTCTTTTGGCACTGGCACATGTATTTTCTTTTCGCATGGCAGCTACTTTTTCAAAATCCTCCTTGTTTATAATTGCTTCGTGACAATTTTCCACACGCTTCCATTCATTCTCTGGAAGTGCTTTTGCATGTTTATCTCCAACATTCTCACTCTTGAAGCGGCTGTAAATCATCGTGCCGGTATATTGCTCATTTCCGAGGATTCTTCCTACTGCAACATTATTCCAGAGAGGCTTTTTCTCACGATATCTGGCAAGTTGCTTTTCACTTCCTACTTGCATGGCAATATACACGCCCGGCGTATCTATTCCATCCCGGTTCAGTCCTTCTGAAATTTTGTACATAGATTTTCCAGACAGAAACTCTTTGAAAATGCGCTTTACGATCTGACTGGCAAACTCATCCACAACCAACTTATGCTTGTCCTCCGGACTTTTCACATAGCCATAAGGAGCATAGGTAGCTATGTACTTACCATTGCCACGCTTTGTATCAAGTGTCAATGATACTTTGGAAGACTGTTCCTCACTGAAGAAATCATATAGAATCCCCTTAAATGCAACATCAATCTCACCGATACCCCCCACGTAATCTGCGCTGTCATAATTATCGTTTATGGCAATAAATCGCACACCCATAAAAGGAAATATCTGTTCAATATATTTCCCCTGCTCGATATGATCTCTGGAAAATCTGGAGAAATCCTTTACAATAACACATGAAATCTGCTTTCTTTTCACCATTTCCAGCATTTTCTGCATATCCGGGCGGTCCATATTTTTACCAGAATAGCCATCATCCACAAACTCAACCACACTCATTTTGCGAAGTTCCTTATTTTTATTGATAAATCCACGGATAAAAGCACGCTGATTGGTAATACTGTTGCTCTCATCTTTTACAAATTCATCTTCCTTTGACAATCTCAAATATATTGCTATCTGCTCCATTCTATATCTCCTCTCCGTCTGCCATCCTGGCATACTCATCTTTAAAATTCAGGTTAATTACCAGCCTCTTATCCGGATACAGGTAAATACTGTCGACCAGTATTTTAATCATATTTCTATCCAGGGAGACCTCACTTTGAAAACGATAAATCGCTTTCAGCCACTGTATCTTCTTCTCACAAAATCTCTTCACACGCCTGCGGCTTGCCTCTTCATCCGATATCTGTCCCCGAAGTCTCATTATGGCATCAGCGTTTTTCTCCTGCCTGCACTTGAAATCAGCCTTAGTAATCTCTCCCGTAACATAAGACTGATACTCTTTGCTTTCTTCGTAATTCTTCCTGTCAATCTGCTTTTGAAGCTTCTGAATCCTCATGTCATGATTTTTCAGTTCCCTGTCCATCACGCCTCGCATGGAAGCCTCCGTCCTGGCACTGTCGGTCAGTACTGCAATTTGAGTTGTAAGCAGGTTATGCACCACCTTTATAAGATCCTGCTCCTTGATGGTACAGCCACACTGTTTCCCACCAAAATCATAATTGTATCTGCATGAATAAAAATACTGACGATCCAGCACTCCATCCCTTTCTAAGATTCTGGAAGCTAAAGGTATTCTTCTGCCACAATTTCCACAGAATAAAATTCCTGCAAAGATATCCTCTTTTATTGGCAGATTCTTTCCCCTGCCAGATGTGAAAATGCTTTCTTTCACCTTCTTATCCATAACAGCTCTTACCCTATCGAATAGTTCCTTATCCACGATTGCCTCATGGGTATTTTCAACCACAATCCAATCATTTTCATCCGTAGCATGCCTTGCCTCGTTATCATACAGGCTGGTACGCCTTTTCCCCTGTACCATGTTCCCAATATAAGCCTGATTTTTCAGGATGTTGGAAATCGTACCGGGATACCATGCCTTTGCCTCTGCACCTTCCTCCACATAGAGATTCCCTGTTTTCAGATAATCTCCCGGTAATGCAAGACGATACTCCTGAAGTGCTTTCGCAATCTCCCTGAGCGTCACTCCATCTGCTGCCAGTTCAAAAATCTGACGGACAACTGCCGCCGCATCCCTGTCTATCACATACTTACGAAGGGCATCCCCACTATCCACTTTATAACCATATGGTGCATTGCTTCCCGTAAATTTGCCCCTTTCCATATCAAGCCTGCGACTGACTGAAACACGCTTTGAAATATCCTTGGTATACATATCATTCACCAGATTTTTCAATGCAATTTCCAGTGCCTTATTCTGGTTAAATTCTGCCTCTGTGTCAAAATGATCACTTACCGATATAAAACGGACCCCGAGGAACGGAAATATCGTTTCAATATAGTTGCTGGCTTCGATATAATCCCTGCCAAAACGGGACATATCCTTCACAATAATGCAACTGATTTTCCCATCTCTGACATCATCCATCATCTGCCCGAATGCAGGTCTGTCAAAACTGGTTCCCGACACTGCACTGTCAACATATTCATGGTATTCTGCAAATTCAGCCTTATCCCTGATAAATTCTCTTAAAATACTCAGCTGGTTGGCTATGGACTCCGATGGTCTGGATTTCAGTTCCACCGACAATCTGGCATAAAGTGCAACGCGAAAGGATTTTCTTTGCTTTGCAGGTACATCAGCTGTTACCGGTTCTGGTATCTGAACTGCATTAAATCTGTTCTTCGTTCTCGCCATTTACACTGCCTCCTTAAGCTCCAGCACTGGCAAACCATCTACCATGGTGTACACTGGCTCCGCATTCTTCTCATTTGCGACATCAAACAGTCCGGTAACCTTTTCCATCTCCTGACGATACTTGAACACAATCTCCACCCTGAAATCATCATAAATCAGAATCCTGTCAATAAATGAAACCAGTGCCACACGATCCAGATTTCCAATCACCAGACCTTCACGAAACTGCTCCAGGTCCTTTGCCACAGCAATTCCATTTTCATATATATCGCGGATGATTGTCTCCTGCTCTCTGATTGCCTGTTCAAGCTCCCTCTCTTTTGCCGAAAACTCCTCGCGGTACCTTGTAAACTGCTCTTTGCTGATAATCTCATCACGCAAATCCTGATACAGGGAAGCCTTAAATGCAGAACATTTTGTAAGCTCCTGCTTCCGGGCAACAATCTCTTTATCATGGGCAACGGCCTCATCATAATTCACATTCAGCTCATCCAGATGCGCCAGTACCTTTTCACAGTCACACATACTATTGATATATCCCTGCAATTCTCCCAACACAATCTGATTCAGGTCCTCCTCACGAATGCAGTGACGACTGCAGGCATCTTTCCCGTTTCGGTTATAATTGGAACAGATATAGTTGATATATTCCCTGCCCTTGTAAGACTCCTTGCGATGTACCATACTGCTGCCACAATCCCCACAATATAAGATACCCGCATACATATATGATTCGTTTTTTCCAGCAACTGCTATGGTATCCCGACTCATCAGAACCTGTACTGCATCAAAATCCATCCTGCTGATAATTGCTTCATGTGCATTCTCCACTACCACCCAGTCACATTCCGGTACTTTTATTTCCTTCTTAACCTTGTGACTGACAGTTGTTCGTTTTCCCTGTGCCAATGTTCCGATATACACCACATTCTTAAGAATTCTTGATACTGTCTGGGCAGACCATTTTGACTGTCCTGCACCTTTAAAACTGGTGCTGTATTTTTCTCCGCATTTTGCCTTATATTCCGATGGTGCAAGCACACCATTCTTGTTAAGAATCCTTGCAATTCCTGATGCACTCATTCCCGAAAGCTTCTTTGCAAATATTCCCTGAACCACACCGGCTGCATAAGAGTCCGGCACCAGATGATTCTTATTATCCTCTGCCTTTTGATAGCCATATGGCGCAAATGCACCGATAAACAGCCCATTTCTTCTCAAAATGCCCTGACTGGTACGAACCTTTATAGACGTATCGCCGTTGTACTGCTCATTCAGCAGGTTCTTGAAAGGAATGATCGTATGCGTCTCACTGCTACTGGCAGTCAGGCTATCGTACCCTTCCGATACTGCAATAAAACGCACGTTATATTTCTTAAAAGTTTTCTGTATCAGCTCATCCGCACCAATACGCTCCCTGGCAAGTCGGGACAAATCTTTTACAATAATGCAGTCAAGCTTCCCCGCCTTCATGGATGTCATCATCCTCTGAAACTCTGGTCTGTCAAAATTACTTCCACTGTAACCGTCATCAATAAAAATATCCACCAGTTTCAAATCATCATGGGCATCTATAAATCCCTCCAGCAAAAGTTTCTGGTTGGAAATACTGTTACTTTCCTTCTTCTCCAGTCCATCAATATCTTCATCTCCCTGAGACAATCTCAGATAAATTCCTGTTCTGTATACATCAATCTGTTTCTTACTCATTACAATTCCTCCTGTCGTTCTTCAACTACTGTAAAAACAGCTTCTATTGATATCTAAGTGACGCTTTCCGTTCTATATAGCAATTCATAACATCCGTAATGCTACAGCTTCCTGCAAAGGTGGACTGAACAGTATATTTTCCATACCGTTTCGCCTTTCCCTGTTGTTTTGCATCATGCTGCGAACACTCCGTCACATTCCGCTCTTTCGTATCTGTCTCCTGCAAAATACACTCTTCTCCTTCCCTTCAAAAATGAAAAACAGCCTAAAAATGTCCTCCTTATGGCTAAATCATGAGACACAAAAACCGCTCTCCATAGTTAACAAAGTCTCTTGTTACATCTGCTGTAACAACCGCGCTACATATCATATTTACACACGAAAGCCGAAAAGCACAAACCATGAAGAAAAGCTAAATAACTTACATCTTTTCTTCATTTTGGTTCGATATTCATTTCAACTTAAACTGTTTTGACGTCATATATTCTTATAATCTCTGACGTCATACGCTGCATCCATACGATGTTTCCGTATGTAAATATGTATGTAAGCTTGCGCTTACTTTGTTGACCATGGACAGCGGTTATTATTTCATGGTGTCTCATCTGCACCGACATTTTCAAGCTGTCTTGATGTCAACTATTCAATTAGAAAAACTTAACATTGGTCATTACGTTGGCTGGACGTTCACAATGTTTTACAGGTATTGTGGCTATTTTTTCAAATTCATTTGTTTGCCACATGTTTATGTTACATCCCGAACAAATATTTGTCTACCACTTTTTTCCACCTTTTTTGACAAAATATGATTTTCAGCATTTTTGCCAGTCACAACCATCACACGAGCCCTTCTGAATCATCAGGCAGCCACTATTATGCTGCACTTCCACCTGCTATTTCCTGTCCCAGATATGCTATCAACAGCTCTTCCAGAGTTGATTGTTCACCGTATGACATGGTTGCTTTTATGGTATTCCCTTTACCCGTATCCACCTTAATTGTCTTTGCTTTAATATCTATTTTTTCCTCCATCTGCGTTACCTCCATTAAAAAAATCGCTACCCATAGCTCATTTGAAAATGCATAAACTATGGATAACGATTTTGGTTATCACTTATTCTGTTTTGGACTTCTCTTAACGTCCTATGAAGGTATACGCCGGTCTTTCTGACCCCTCATCGCCCCGTATACGTAGAGGTGTACTCACCTCCGGGAATTACAGATGAGCCACTAGCTGTGTTCACGACGCCCTTCTCCATTCCGGAGAAGCACTATCTCCCCTACCTGCATTACGGGGATCGGGACGAACTTCTCGCCCCTCATGGGTTATTATCCTTACGCAACATACCTGCTCCCGCATTGCCCAAACTTCCGTCCAGCCTCTCAGCCTTCATCTCTCAATCCATCAGCCTACTAATATGATAACTGTGACTTTCATCCTGCGGGTATATGATCCGTAATTTTACTCAAATCTGTAACTGCTATTCAGTTGTCAATTTTCATTTTCTCATTGGCTTGTCTCAAGCCTGGATATAGTATAAACCAATCCGGTGTCGTCCACAAGGGACTATTATGGTCTATTTTTGCGAAAAAGGTGACAGTTTGTGACCTTTTTCTGATTTATGCAAAAATATCATACTGCCTTCCGTCGTGATTGTACACTTCGGCAAAGTGTGAAATTTGCAAATCGTGTATTCATTATACGATGAGGTTTTGTGTTTGTCTATGGACATGGTTGGTGTTTTTTCAGGGATTCACACCAGAATCTGGTGTTTTAGTGCTTGCATTTAAACAAAAAAATAGAGCGCCGTCGCAACGCCGCCCTTACAAAAACACATAAGTGTTTTATGATTCTATCCACAGTATATGTAGATTTTTTGAAAAAGTCAATACTTTTCCTCAAAATCTGCTTGTCCAAATTTATCCAAACAAATTTTTTATAACTTTGTAAACAAAACCAAAAGTGCTTGTTATCAGCTGATTCTTTTGGAAAAATTCCTTTTTTTCTCTAATACGAACATCAAACAATTGCTTAAGCTCATTAATTCGGTGTTTTTTTACTTTTTCGGATACGACCATATTATATACACAAAGCATACTAACGAACTCTAAAACCGCACGACAGGACAATTTCTTTTGCCTCTGATTTTTATTTATATCTGGCATTGTTTTGATTATTCGATATATGGCTGCCGGAGCTATAGAACTTCCCGGATTCAAATCCGCAATGATACAATTATTATGTGCACATCCATTTCGTAAACTCTTTACCAAATTAATCATAGATATATCAACTGGCATACCACCCTTCAATCCATAATAATATTCATAAAAACGAATGAAATCTCCAAAACTCAATAATTCCATCAATACCCAAGCCGGACAATCAAACGCTGTTATTTTATTTTCCGATTTTCCCTTCTGAGGATTATACACTCTTTGAATCGTAAAGTACTTATTGATTAAGTTTCCAGTAAACGGAGATGCACTTGCAGCTTCTATTTTGCCAACAATATATGGATTATTACTCAAAAAATTATCAACTATATCATAACCATCTTCCCCGGAATCATTTTCAAGATTCTCCAAAAGTAGCACCTTTAGATCATGTTCAATATCAATGCACATCTTTGTAACCAAATTTCTCAGATGCATATCCAGCGTCGACAATTCCTGTAAATATGCAAAATCTAAATCAATATATTTTCCTTTTGACGGACCATTTAAGTATTTCTGGTAATTTTTTCTATATGACGCAGTACGCAAATAATTATTTATTTGCGCTAAATATTTTTCTGCATTATCTTCTGTTACATATTTGAATGAGACACCCTTTTCATCACGTAATTTATCTACTAATGCTTTTGATGTCATCTTTGGTTTATCTGTTCTATTCATCTTCGCCCCCACTCACCAAACTATCTGTTTCATTTATATATACTACTATTACCATTTACAATTCCATATCCTCAAGTACCATATCCTGTATTGCTTCTTCCACAACCTTCACACACTCATCCGTATGCTTCTTAATATCATCACCCCAAAATCGGATAACAGTCCACCCTTCAAACAACAATCTTTTGTTTACCTCATCATCCCTCTCTCTGTTGCGGGATATCTTACTTATCCAAAATTCACTGTTATTGCTCTTCTCCAGCCTGGGTTTTAATACTTCCCAGTCCTTTCCATGGAAAAATTCTCCATCACAGAAAATTGCTATCTTATATTTTGTCAACACAATATCCGGATTTCCCGGTAACTTTTTATAATTCTTCCGGTACCGATAACCTTTTGCCCATAAAGCTTTTCTAAGGATAATTTCTATTTTAGTATCTTTTCCATGGATATTTTTCATGTTTTTATGTCTTTGTTCTTTAGTTAAATTATCCGCCATGTATATCACCTTCTTATACTGTGTCTCCGCCATCTAACACAAAACTAAAAAGTTATCACAAAATATTTTTGTACTTTTAGAACTGGCAAAATAGTTCATATAAAATCCCATAATACATTCTTTCCGGTACTGTTAAAATTGTAATAATATTTTACAAAGGCTGATTTTCCATCTCAATTCTATATTTTCTCTAATTCCATAATTATCTACACTATCTCATATTTCATAATTCTTTTATTCCACAAGAAATCAGGTACTCATATATTTTATCATAATTCCTATAATCTCTTGTCGCATCTTCCTCTTCTTCCACTCCGCGTGGAACAAATATAACCATACCTTGTCTTGCTCTAGTCAATAAAACTCTATAAGAATTTACCAAATATCTTTGTTGTTCAGGCTTATTTCTTCGTTGCCACTTGGTTCCTCTAAATGAATAAAATAACCAGTCTGTATTATCATCATTTCTTCGTAAATCTGCATCCCAGCAGACAACAGCCCAATCAATTTCCAATCCCTGAACTTTAAACTCACTAGCAACAATTTCCATCATGTTTGAAGAACGCAAATCATCAGGCGGTGCCAAAAACCAGTTTTTCACATCAATCTCAGTTGATACATATATACCTTCCGGTTTAAGTCTTTGAGCACTACTACAAGCCAACATTCCACATCTTTGTGAACCGCGTACTTTTCCTTTTGCCCATTTTTTTGCCACATTTGCATCCCTCGTTATGTATACTGGATATTTTTCAAATATGTACTGATATATTTCTTTTGCAGTTTCCGGCTCATTATTAAGTAATGCATCTACAAATTGACATTGCTTATCAGCCCTAAAAGATCTTATCGATGTCTTTAGATGCAATGCCTTCTCTGCATGACATCTATCACATGAAATAATCATTTCTTTATCAATGTTTTTATCTTCGACTTGCGAAAAAATATCTGGAGAATAATACATTTCCCATTCGCCAAAATCCTCGATTCCACACCTAAACCATTCATTTATTCCAACTTCACCATCATATATATCTTGCCCCAAACCAACCAAACAAATCATCACTGCCCAATCCTTATGTCTATCCACAAATTGTTATATTTATCAATTAGCAAATCCC